CAAATTTATTAAAATTTAAAATGAGTGAAATAAAACTCAACAACAATTCTACTGAAATAAAAGTAGAAAATTTGAAGAATGAAAATTCTTTAAATAATGTTACTGAAATAAAAGTAACTCAACAAGAGAATGAAAACTCTATAACAACAAAACAAGTAACTAATAAAGTTACAAAACTAAAGAATAAAAATTCTTTAAACAACGTTTCTGAAATAAAAGAAACAAAACAAGAGAATGTAAACTCTATAACAACAAAACAACCTGTCATTAACATGACAAATCAAGAGAAGGAAGACTCTTTAACAACCACAACAACAACTACTGACATGAAAGTAGTAAAATCAAAGAACACTGGCACTATACCAAAATACAGCCAAGTTCTTAAAACAACAACAACCCTTAAGAAAGGAGTATGCCCTGGCACACCAGCAGCAGAACTCGCTGGCTTAATTGAAGAACTTGATAAGAACGATTTCGTTCCAACTCAAGTCTTCACAAAAACACCCGTAGTTGTTGCACCTAATGACACATCTTATGATGAAGTTATGTGCACCAACAATGCCACGCATGGGAAGATTATAATCTCCCATTTTGTAGATGAAAAAATTGATCTACAAGCAGAAGTAGTCGATGAATACGACTATACTGATGAAGTTGCTTCTATAGCAACAATAATTACAGGCGAATTGCAAACTATGTTAACCACCAATGGTGTCTTTGGAGACTTCTCAGGAATGATAAGTTCCATAGCAGCGTCCACGATGGCAATAACAACATCAATTATAAGCGCATGTTATATCGAAAGTATGACAATACGCTTAATGAATATTGCTAGTATCGTAACTAGTTTGACAAGTATGGCCCATCAAGTAATGATCTATACAAAGAAACATAGAATCATTTTTGACATTGGAGCAGCCTTAGAATCAGCTAAAATAGCTTACAAAGATCTTAAAGACTTTGTACAACAAGAAACCCGAGATGCACCAAAACCAGCGTCAATTACATGGGTTAGACCAGCCATAGTAGCAGTTGTAACTGTACTATTTGCAGGCCTGACCAGAATCAAAGATATCGGAACTACTGGTGTCCTTAAAATGATGAGTTTCATCAAAGGACTACAACCAGTATCTGATACAGCAGTTGGTATAACCGACTGGATTCTAAAAACCGTATGTGGCTATGACTTACATGGACATCAAGCCATAAAAGACGATTATAAAGCCTTCGTACTAAGAGCAACTGAACTTGCTATAATACCAGCCTACAAATTTGTACTAAGTACTAAAATGTATGCTGAACTCAATGAAGTTATAAAGAAGGCCATTGACAAAACAACTGTCAAAATGCCCCGTGAAATGACCGAAAGTTTAAAGACTACTAATGCGATATTAGTAAATTGTCTTTCAACTTTAAGAGATAAGCGCGAAATGATAAACGCTATCTTACAAACCCATGACAGACAAGAAACATTTATGTTTCTAATGGAAGGACCTGGAGGACATGGAAAATCCAGAGCAGGTAAATGGCTTGCAAAGGAAGTAGCAAAAGAATTAGGCTACAATGAAGGTATTTATAATCTTGAAAAAGAAAATGATTATTATACCCCTTATGGAGGACAAGATATAGCTCACATACAGGAGATTTTCTCCTGTAGAGTGATGGAAGATAAATTTCTTCCAACAGCTAACTCCATTGTATCTGGAGATCCAGTTAACTTGGAAGGAGCAGCAATTGAAGCAAAAGTACAACCATGTCGCATCAAACTAATTGCAGGAACAACTAACAACTCAAATCCTGACATCCAACGAAGAATGAATTCTGCAGCAGCAGATGCATTCTGGTCAAGAATGATGAGAGTTAAGATTTGTGACCCCAAATTTCAAGGAAGAACAGGTCAACTCAATTCACACAGAAAACCAGATTTCTCACACCTAGAGGTTAAAATATGTACCTCTACACAGGCTAATGTAAGAGATTCTGATTGGGAGACATGTACATTTGAAGCTTTGAAGAACACTGTTACAAGAATTGTAGCAACAAAAGAACTTATGTATATGAAATCTAATAGAAGCCTTCACATTGGTAAAAGTGATTTGGAATTCGGTATGGATGAGGATGAATACGAAAAAAGAATGATCCATTTAAACCGAATCATTCAAAAGTATAATCCTGAACCTCGACCGCAATCAGGAAAAACGTTCTTTGTAATTAGAATACAAGGAGCTGCAGGCATGAGAAAAACCGCTTTGACAACAAGAATGGCAACTGACCTTTCATTTGTGACAAACTATGAAGTATTTGAAATAAAAGATACTCCAACCAAATTTGACGAGCCACCAACAAAAAGAGCTATTTATGTGCTTGATGACATCCTAGAATCTAAAGAATATGAACAATATCTTAGATGGATTAATCAAGGAGATGATAAAAGCATCTATATTATCACAACCAACAAAGTGATTAAATCTGTTCAAAAACGTTTCTGGAATGTTGGCGATTTTGTTCCCTATTATAAGATGAATGAAAATTGCTCTTCAGGAATTATTAGACGAATTGGATTAGATGGACCAGTGCTCTTTAATGGAGAGTACTTACTCAATGACCGTATGTCCCAAAATACCATTGATGTCGAAACACCTGGACAATATAAATCAAATGGCAATTCATATGCCACTGTACCAATGATTGACCACATTTTTGAACAATACAAGCTTTACTGCAATTCTATTAATGGAATTGTCAAAGTATATGAACATTATGTAGGATCAACTAAATTCGATCTTGAACTAATCTGTCCAAGCCTTGAAATATTAGATGAAATGCTTAAACATAGAAGTCACTGTGTAGTAGCATGGCTTAGTAATTTTAAAGGAAGTACCATCAGAGCTTCGCATGAAGTTAAGAAGAAATTAAGCGATATTCGCTTAAGTAATGGATGGACTATAGATTATGCTATTACTAATGAAAACATCTTAGAAATAATGGAAAATCTATCAATGAGATTTAGGAAAATGATCCCAAATGCCTCAATGAAAATAAAATTGGGTCATAAAACTGTTTGTATGGTAGAAAATATACTCTACCTTGGAGACGGAATTGAAGAATTTCAAGAACATATGACATTTACCCCAGAAGGAATCAAATATATTACATATCAAGAAGAGTATTATATTACATGGAAAGATTATGTAGTATGGGAGTTGAAGAAAGAACTTGAAGGAACATGTACAACAGTTCCTGCTTCTGTCTTAAAATCTATATTCCTTTTATTCGAAAATGAACCACCACAGATACTTCAACTGGGAAGACATGAATTCTCACAAATCAAATCCATTAAGGATAAGATTAATACTGGAGTATATGACTACTTAAAGAACCATACAATAACTAAAATTATTATTGGCTTATTAGGAGTTTGTGCTACTGGAGCAGTCCTTACAGGTTTGTACAAATTGTATAGACACTTTACCAAAGATAAGGATACTGAGGAAGTAAGACCAAACAATGACTCTGGAGGAAGTCAAGATAAATCATCTCAATTAATGAGACATATTCGTGACTATAAAGGAGCTATATTAAGTAGAAATCAACAAAGAATAAAAGAAATTCAAAATGAAGCTAAACAAGAAGGACATTTCCAAGCTTTAAATGAATGGGAGCATGAATGGAGATCAAATTCAGTTCATCCCATTGATCAACAATATAAGCAAGATCAAGAAGCTATCAAAGAATTGATAAGAGCAGCAATAAATGAAGAAGATTATGGCTCATTTGACTATTTCTGGAGAAATAATCAAAAACTTGTCATGTCAACTTTATGTGCACAACCAAACACATTACCTGCTGGTCAGGATCCTGAAGCTCAAAGAGTGAAATGTAATTTACTAGATGCAATTACTAACAAAATAACATCTAATTACGTCGAAATCTACAATCAAAATGGAATGAATATAGCTTTAGCACTTGGAGGAAGGAAGTTTGTAACTGTTTCACATACCACACCTGATGTGGGATTTAGATCAGTTATAAAGTTTCATTCTAATGGAAAAGATCATCAAGCTGAAGTTATATGTGTACGAATCAACCGAACAAGAGACCTAGCATTCTATGAATGTAAATCAAAAATTCCAGAATTTAAAGATATAACTAATATGTTAACAGATGAAGAGGTAGTTGCAGAATTGGAATCCGGAACAATAATAAAAACAACTGGAAACCATCATTCAGCACCACTAACATACTATCCAAAATTAACAGCAAGACTTATTGACAAAAGTAATAATACTGGAATTAAGTTATGGGATTGTGATGAGAAAATTATTACAAGCTCAACACTAGGATTACAATTACCAGCAGTAATTCAATTAGGTGATTGTGGAACAGCACTAGTGGGTTATGCAAAGAATACATGGCACATTATTGGAATACATATTGGTATTCAAATAGGCTCTGTATACTTTGCAACACTCACCAAGAAGGACCTTAAATTTCTTGAGAATAAACCAAACTCAACCCCTGGAAAGGCTGCAATTGTTAACTTACTTGATATGCAAGAATACGTTTTAGATGAATATATGATATCCAAATTAGAAACCAATTTTGAACCATCAAGATATGAAAATGACAATCATAATCTAAAGGTTTTGGGATATAACCCAAGTCTTAGATTGTATTCTCGACCAGAAAGTAGAGTTAAATTTTACCACGCACCTTCTCCATTAGTAACTGATTATTTACCTGCAGCGACAAGTTTACAATATGTTACAGATTTTAGTGACTTAGCTGTGGATAATCAAGGCCGACCTGATCCATTATGGACTCAATGTGTTAATTACACCTTAACACATGAAAATTCAGGAAAATGGGATCAACGTATTTATAATTATGTTGAACTATTAATGACACAGAAGATGAAAGAGGACTTCGGTAATCCAAGAACATTTACCTTATATGAAGTCATTAATGGTAGGAATGAAGCAAATCAATTACCATGGCAGACATCAACTGGAACAAAAATAAAGCTTAAGAATAATATTCAAACTAAAAGACCTACAACAAATCCCAATGTTATATTCAAAGAAGAACAACAAGGTATCTTTAAAATCAACTTAGAAACAGATGTTGGTAAAGAATTACTAGCTGACTACAGATTAAAGAAGAATGCTATTGAAAATGGATTCCCATTTGCTATTATTGTAAAAGATAATGCAAAGATAGAACTTATTGCAGCAGAACAAGCGCGAAAAGGTAAAGTTCGCTTATATAGTGAGCTTGAATTAGCGGATAACATGGTTTTAAAATCTTTCTTTGGATATATCCAAGAGAAAGGACACGCAAATCATCTCCGTAATGACTGGCAAATAGGATATAATCCATACACTGATCCAATTGTAATAATGAAGAGAATGAATGAAAAACCTGGGCAAGTAATAGCAAGTGACTGCAAAAGATTAGATAAAACAATCCTTAAAGAACTAATCAAGTCTTTTGTATGGGCCACTCGATCAGACTTCACTGATGTTCAGAAAGAAGCATTATATAGATCGTTAACATATACCATACACAATATTAATGGTACAATTTTCTTTTTAGATAGAGGAAATGAGTCTGGTTCTTTCATAACAGTCATGTTAGATTGTTATGTTTTGGACCATGCTGATGTTTATGCTATATGTGTTGAATTTGAAAAGCGAGAAAAACGCTTACCAACACTCAAAGAAGTAAGAAGTTTACGTGAACAGGTAATATTAGGAGATGATAGATTAGGAAAATACCACCCTTATCTGGAATTAACATTCGAAAAGATTCAATATTATTATAGTCTATTTAATATTCATTTAACTCCACCAAAAACTGATGAAGAATACTCTTTTTGTTCAAGAGATTTTGTAAAGGATACACAACCCTTTATTTATTTACCTAGACTGAAGAAAGAATCAATTATAGCAAGACTATTTTATTTTGAGAAATTCTCAAGAGAAATAGTTATACAAAATTGTATTGGAGCTATAGCTGAAGCAGCTTTCTGGGATTCAAAGTTTTTTGACCAAGTGGAAGATCTAGTAAGATACAGACTTAAGGAAGTAGGAGCAGAGAGAAGTGTGAGCTATTATCCTCAACAAGCATTTCTAGAATTCTATCGACTCTTTGTTCTAGGTGAAACTGGAACGCCTCTATTACAGCCTGAGGCAAGGGCTAATGGAATGCAAAAAAAACAAATAGAAACAAATTTTATTCCTAAAATTTTTTCAAAACAAGATTTTATTGAAAAATATCCAAATTTTAAAATGAGTCTAACATATTTAAATGAATACGCTCAAAGAAAAGGACTTAACGTCTCCACGACGTTTACATCAAGTGGAAATTCACATACACCTGAATGGACAGCTACACTTAATATCAAGAGTGCAGATGAAAGCTTTGACTACACAACTTCGGCTACAGCTACAACTAAAGGAGCCGCAAAAAGTGCAGCAGCTGATGTAATGATGGCATATATTCGAGAAATTGATTATTCCATTGCAGTCATAGAAATAGAAACTGGTAATCACTATTATATAGTGGAATCAGCTACATGTAAGGTTTTAAACGAAATACAACGTATGGGATTAAAACCTGAAGATGTAGAGCT